TTTCCGAAGCACAGCGCATCATTCCCATCATAACTACCTGTCAACACATCATCGACGGTATAGAGATACGGTTGTACCATGTCCTTTATGCCTCGAATCTTCCTTATAGGGTCTTGAGACATGTCAAATCCAAACATATCAGAAAATTCTTCGACTTCATCATCGGTAAACTCTACCTTATCGTCATCAAACGCCCTAACCTTCCTGAGAGCTTCCATCACATTGGATGGTATCCTGCGCCTATCGCCCTTTTTTGATTTTAGCCTATAAAACCCTTCCTTTGCGTTCTCGTCGAATGTGGCGCCTTTTAGGCGTTCACACGTCTTTTCTCCGATACCCTTTATTTCCATCAGCGGGACATATAACACCCCTTTGGAGCATGTCCACCTATCTGTGGATGACAGCTTAACCTTCGGAGGCACTACCTTGAGGCCTAATCTCCTTGCCTCAGACATCAGGTCTTCCTTTGCATCTGGATTTGAATGAGTGAGCGATGCCGCCATGAACTCTTCAGGATAATATGTTTTCAACCATGCATCCCAATAGCTTATCATGGAGTATTCTGTAGAATGAGACTTATTAAAACCGTATGAGCCGAATGTCGATAGTTCTTTCCACACGTTCCTGGCAGATTGCTCATCAAGAGTCCCGCTGTCCCTACAACCATCTACGAACATGTCTTCATACTTAGCGAACAGCGAATCACCCTGGCTCTTACTAATCACTTTTCTAATAAGGTCGCAATTCTGCCACGTCATACCGGCCAGTTCATATGCCATTTGCATTATCTGTTCCTGATATACGATAATTCCATACGTTTCTCTGGTTATCGGTTCGATTGCCGGATGGAGATAATCCCATTCTACTTCTTTATGTTTCCTCTTCACGAACTCTTCTACAGTGCCGCCTCTTAGAGTCCCTGGTCTCCACAGCGCCGTAGCATTTACTATATCCTCGAATCTGTCTATCCCAAGTGTGGAACAGAACCTTCTCAAGCCTGGAGAACTGAGTTGGAATATTCCTATGGCAAAACCTGAATCGAGCTCTCCAAGAACCTTCTTGTCATCCAGCGGTATCGTATCGAAGTTAATATCCACGTCATGGTTCTCTTTTATCATACTCTTGGCATCGGATAGAACGCTAAGCGCTGATAGTCCAAGCACGTCCAACTTCATAAGCCCGAAGTGTTCAACGTCATGCTTATCCCAACACACTACTACATTCTTGGCCCTCCTTACCAGAGAGCATCTAAGTCCGTTTCTAAGATTTTCAGATGATACCACTATACCGGCAGCATGTTGTCCAGCTCCTCTCGTCTGACCTTCTATGCGACCGGCGATATCTGATTCCATTGGATATTTATCAAGGAATTTCTTTCCGTCTTCGAACGTCTGAAAAGCGTCTATTATCGTATAGTCCACCCTAACATCTCCAGTGCTTCTGTTAACGATACATCCTGCTGCGGCTGATACATCGGAATAAGGAATGTCGAATACCCTTCCGACATCCCTTATAGCCGCCTTGCCTTTCAGCGTGGAAAAGGTGGAGACTCCAGCCACGCAGTCCTTCCCGTAGATATCTTCCAGGTGTTTCCTCACGAGGTGACGCTTGCGGTCTTCGAAGTCCATATCGATATCGGGAAGATCTATTCTGGCAGGGCTGATAAATCTAGAGAAAACCAATCCATTCTCTATCGGGTCGACCAGCGTTATCCTCATACAGTATGAAACCAGACTACCGCCGACGCTTCCTCTCCCTGGTCCTACCATTATATCATTTTTTCTGCACCAATCTATCAGTTCCCAGACTATCAGAAAGTATCTTGAGAACCCGAGCGATGTTATGGTGTTAATCTCTTCTTCGAATCTTGCCTTGTATTCGCTTTCCTGACGGACGATTCCGGAGTAATCCTTCACCGGACATCTGTGAGGCACCAACTTAGAGTATCCTTCTTCGGCTATTCTTCTGAGGGCGACGTCATCATCCTCGTCTCCGATAGAAGGTATTTGAGGAAGTACCACCTTCATCTCCGGTATAGAATCGAATCCATATAGGCATCTTTCTGCCACTCCGATAGTATTCATCATCGCGCCGATATATTCTTTAGCCGCAAGTAAGTTCTGTTCGGCGAACATGCCTTTCATTTCGTCTCTCGATGCGAGGTAGAGCGTCGTTATGTCGAACTTCCACCTGCTGCTATCCTTCCACTTAGAGTTACGCTGTATTGCCAGTAGTACCTCCTGAAGCATAGCGTCCTTCTTATCTGGGTAGTGACAGTCGTTGGTGGCTATCAGCTTCACTCTGCCTTTGTGCCTAGCACTGAAATCCATCGCTAGAATGTTAGCATTCCTTTGAAAATCCATATTGTGAGGCATCACTTCGGCGAATACATTGTCAGAACCTATGACGTCAACGAGCGAATCCATCATTCGGATGCCCCATTCATCTCTTAGAACTGTGGAGGCGCATCCTGTCATGAATATAATGCCTTCACAGTTCTGAAGTATGATACTAGGGTCTGTCCTCGGCTTTCGGTAGAATCCATCGAGATTGGCAGCAGTTATAATCTTCAGAAGATTTTTCCATCCCTTATTACTTCTTACGAGACAGGTAACATGCCTTCTCTCCTCTCCTTTGGCTTCATCTCCCTTTACAGCAGAATCTTCGACCACGTAAAGTTCAGCTCCGAATATCGGATTTATTTCGGCGCCTTTGCACGCGCGCTGGAACTTCAGGCATCCATCCACGTTTCCATGATTGGTAAGCGCTAGACATTCCTGCCCGACTCTTTTCGTCATAGCGCAATACTGCTCGGCAGAACCATATCCATCAAGCAGACTATGTTGATCATGAACGTGTAAATGGCAAAATCTCATATACGAATAAGTCCTTTCAGTATTTCAGCGCATTCATGCTCTGACGATATATTGTCGAATAGCCATTTTCTCTGATGATATATTATCTTATTCAGCACTTTGTCACTAGATTTCTTGAACCGTTCCTGCACTCTGGAAAAACTTGTCAAGTGGTATGCAAAACCCATATCCTCCGTTTCTTTATCATCTCCGATATAAACGGCGCCAGCCAGAGCCGCCATAACAGTTCTCTGTCTCCACCATCCAAGTCCGGAATGTTTATGAGGAAAACTAAGGGTTCCATAGTTTCTGCAGTATTCGATAAACTCCTGTTCCCAGCTCACTATCTTAGTTTTTTTATTAGTTGAATCGTTAGAAGCGTAAGAAGATGTACTCCAATGACCATATCCTATGATGTCGCAATCCCATTTGTTTCTGTCAGGGAGTAATTTTCTTACATCAGAAAGAGCGGCTAGAACCACTGCTCTATTTTTGACTATCGAATCGCAGTCGCAAAGAGGGAAGACGTCTAGTATGATGTGAGACGGGTCGATTGGGATTATTTCACTGTTAATAAAGGCTCTTCCAAGTGCGTCTTTCTTGTCGCGATTCCACCATTTAAATAAAGGAAGTATTACCCTAGAGTAGCCGTTTCTGTCTAGTTCGTCTATTTGAGAATGAAGCTCGTCTTTAACAGCAAGAGCCTCATCTCTATAATTTCTCGGTATATTTTTTCTAAACGCTCTTTTGTCAAAATCCTTATTACAGTATTTAATTGCCGAAGAATGATCTCTGGTTCGACTATCTTCTACCACCACAAGACATTTATCTTTAGAGTGATATAAGGCCCAAACGGCGCCATACCAGGAGGTTGAACCTATAGCGCTAAGCGGCATCATACACACGAATATCATGTCATATGCATCTAGGTTTTCTCCTGGTATGACCTCTCTCTGTTCAACGCTTACGCCAGACTTTATCAGGACTTCTCTGATCATATCAAAGAATGTAACGAACCGTTTCCTTGCGTTGGTCTTATTGTGAGACGGCTTGCACCCTGTCATTAGTATTCTGGCGTAAGGTTTCATCGCACTTATACCTTCGCTATCTTTCCGTCCTTCACCGTGATGGCATCGAGCCTTGAAAGGAACTTGACTCCGATATTGAGGATAACCATCGACTGCGCGACGTTGTTACTACCACCATTCTTCACATAGAGATCATTCGATTTCTTGGCGATGTCTTCGGCTGTCGTCGGTGTCTTCGTCAAAGCATCGATGAAGGAAAACTCCCTGACATATTTGTCCTTCTTCTCCTTCGCCGGAGCCTTTTCCTTCGTAGGTTTCTTTTCCTTCGCCGGAGCCTTTTCCTTCGCCGGAGCCTTTTCCTTCGCCGGAGCCTTTTCCTCTTCCTTAGGTGCTTCCGGAAGCGGAGGAAGCGCATCAAGTACATCCATCGTCTCCTCGGATATATCGTCGGTCGGCTTGATCAGGTCTTTCGATTCCTGAAGACCTTTCGTTATCGTCGCCACAGTTCCTTCCACGTCGATTCTGCTTGCCACCACTTCTTCATTCGAGTCGTCATCGTACAGAACCTTGTTAAGTTCATCTGCTGCGCTCTTAAGCTGTTTCTTGGTAGCCATGATTAGGCCTCCTTTTTTTTGATTCAATTTCCAATACAAATGCTGGATTAAGTGCGTCTATCGCGTAGTCAATAATGTGAAATACCATCCCTTTGACTACAAAATACACCTTATCGCCTCCTTTCATAAAAAGTTTCCGCTGTTTCCTTCACTAATATTATAAACTATTGGAGGTGTTCAGGTCATTTTACCAATAACTTGTCAGTATTGGCCTACCCATCTGGAGACGCTGTAACACTTTAACTGTTCGCACTCTTTCAAAAAATGATTCCCTCACGTCCAATTCATTTATTCGCATGATACCAATCTTCTTTTCTTCGTTGGTCTGATTAAGACCGTACATAGCTGTAATATGGGCGTACTTCCGCTTGTCCTCGCTGAAGTCAGACCTTCTGAGCAGCGGCTTGTCATAGCTGCTCGCTGCAGCCTGAGTCGCGGTTATCACCAGGCATCTATGCTCTTCGGAAAGACGTCGTAGTCGTTTCCATATTGAATTTATCCTGTTCCTGTAGTCAAGTTCATACATATCGCCATCTGGAGCGAGCAGGTCGGCGTAGTCTATCACTATGACATCAGGTACGAAGCCATACTTTCTTTCCCACAGTTTCAGCTTAGAAAATATTTCTCTAATTGTGAGTGTGTCATTTGCGTATGTAGCCAACTTCATCTTAGCCTTATATCTGCTTTCAAATTCTCTGGCTTTTCTATAACCTTCTATCCATGTGAGAGGATTTACTGGCTGTCTCGCTCTGAGCCAAGGAACACCCATCATGTCGGAACAGTTCCTACAACATGCGTGACCGGCATTATCCTTTGATAGCCTTACGAGGTCATCATACTTAAGCTCCCATACGCTCTTAACGCTCTGAAGTCCTAACCTGCTGGAGCGTTCCCTTTGCTCCCTACGGCAGTCATCTGCCTGATGAAGGGCGCAGTCGGCCTCTGGTATCCATATCAGGCCGCAGAATCGTTCCTGGTCGGACTTTCTTGCCATCCTGATAGCAAACCTTCTGAGCTGCTGATTCCTTGTCATATCGCCAGCCTGGAACATTGCTACGTTGCACCCAGCTGATGCCGCTCTAATTGCAAGCTCCATTAGAAAGAATGTCTTTCCAATCTTTTCCTCTCCCATAAATGATATAAATCCAGAGCGTACGAGTTCGAAGTTCATCATATCACCTATCGCCTTCGGAAGCTTGAACAGAGGATTCTCCCTTTCCTTAAATGCCTCCTCGTAGTGTTTTATTGATTCCCGCCCGAACGGTTCCACTACGTCTCCGACACCCTCGTCGACAGTCGGCATGAACGAATGTACCAGTGTTTCCGCATCTGTCAGCCTGCCGGAATCAACCTCATCTCGGATGCAATCTGACAGGAACCTGAGCGAGCGTTCCTTCATATATTTGGAGCATTGGTCATAGAGATAGTCGGCATTGAAACTCTTGCGCTCATACTCTTCCGAAAGGCCCGAAAGGATGTTGTCGAACCACTCCACCCTGTCCTTCCCCACATCTCCGTCTCTCACCTTCTGTGCAAATATCCCTTCGATATCCCTCTCAGGGACATTACCATACGCGTCGTAGTGTTCCAAACACCATCCAATGAGCTGTTTCGCCGTATCCGACAGGAACAGTGACGGGTCTATTATCTCTCTGGCCTTTGACATGAAGTCATTAGACACTATGGCTCCGATGATAATCCTACGTTCGATGAAATCTTCCATCTATACCTCCTGTAAATTTATCAGATAGTTTCTGAGTTGTTCATATCTATTATTATAGTCTCGACACACATCAAGACAATTAGCCTTGCATATTTTGTCCATATGTGTGTCGTGGTGCGATATCCACTTGGCTCTATCCATTCGCACAGTATCAGACATTTTGCCTATATAATCACCTTGCTCTCTCAGATAGATAACACAAGGAAAGTGGTAACCTCCGGCAGTAGCTATATCGTCGAGAGCCAACCAACACTTATGGGAGTCCTCTCGGTTAAGTCCCCTTACTGGTACGCTTTCCTGCGCGTTTAGGATTCTGTAGTGAAGTATCGGATGGGCATCTAAAACATCTTGAGGAAGCGCGCATAGTTGAGTCAGCACCCTGTTTTGCTGAGCCGCTGGAATTATGCGGATGTCAGCAACGCCAAGACCGTGGACAAATTTGACGGCATCGATACACTCTTCTATATTGTCATCGGTGAACACCATCCCAACCGTGACATAGGTCAAAGGAGTTAGATGTCGGATGGAAGCAACAGCAGTTTCCCATGCTCCATTCTTTCCTGCCATTTTATCTCCAATGGAACAACAACCCGAATCTAAAGAAATTGAAAAGTCATTTACTCCCCGCGCCAACAAGTCATCATAGAGGCGTAGGGAGGCTGTCCCGTTGGTAGAAATTGCTATACGCTCAACACCCCCTTCAACGCAGTAATCCACTAGACGACCAATGTCGGGATATAAGGTAGGCTCCCCTCCAGAAAAGCGCACATTGCGGAGTCCGCCGTCCATCCATATACGCAAGACTTCTATAAATTTTAGAAGGCCAATATCTGGGTTGATATCTTTTCGGAGTCTTCGGCAGTATTTGCAGTTAAGATTGCATCGGCTTGTTAGTATCAACTCGCATCGCCAAAGTGGGCTAATACTGGATGCCGCCTCTGCTCTCTGCTCTGTTAGTGTGTAAAATCCTATATCATCTAGCTTCATTGAATACCTCCTCAAATTCTCTGTCAGTAAGGTGAAACCAGAAGTATTTACCATCTTTAAAGAACATCACACACTTATTGTTAAGTTTTTGTCTACAGGCTGAGGATATTCCGTCGCAATACCCAACTGCGAACCTCCGTAGCATAGCTCCATTCTGGATTAAACATGCTTCTCTACAGACCACCATTAAATCGACAGGACTACCTGCTCTCCATCGTTGCCAGGTAAATTCACCACTGTTTAGCGCGGGTATCGCGTCACTATTCATTTGATATCCCATCGCAGAACCTCCCGAACATCTTACCGTCTGGCTTAAACATGCCCGGAGATAGCCCGCCCTTAATCCAATCCTCATGACTGAGCCATTCAATGTACCGCTCAATAAACAGTGTTGGCGTCCGATAGAGCTGTCCCTTATCTGGCAAGTTGTTTATGAACTTATCATTGTTCTCCAAGTGCCATTCTACCATCAGGCTAAGATTATGAGCGAATGATGCCGCATCACGCTGGTTCTTATACGCCTTATCCATCGCGTCGAATGCCGGATTGAAACAGCGACGCGTAAACGTCTCCTTATCCGCGATATCTATTCCAGCAATTATATCGTCGCTAGATAATCCCTGCCTATCCGTCTGCCTAACCGATTCTGGAAAGACACCGGTCCAGCCATTTGCAACGGAACTATTCAGTGCAGATACGGCCACTCCAATTCTATACTTTATGAGATTCTGTGCTGTTAGGTCCATAGCAACATCGGTAGGTTTCTTCTTGAGCTGAACGCGGCTCTTACAGAACAGATACAGAGCATCTGTAAATTTGCGGTCATTCTTCCAATGGTCAGGAAATCTCTCTAGGAACTTCCTGTGAAGTTCTGTTAGAACATTAGAGCGTTTTTCTTTATTTTCCTTTTCTTTGTTTTCCTTATCCTTATATAGCCCTCCCCTTTGGGATAGGTCTAGCCCTCCCCTTTGGGATAGGTCTAGCCCTCCCCTTTGGGATAGGTCTGGAAAACCAAGAGACGCCGATAATGCTTTAACATCTATGTGGTAATATTCCTTCGCTGGTTGACCACGCATTTCTGTATGTAGTATGTCGGCGTCCTTAAATATTTTCTTAATGCGCTGTAACGTTTTTATCCCACTTATCCCCGTTTGACCTAGTTGCTGTTCGTGCGTGAGGTAAAACCATCCATCTTGCGTCATCCTGTTGGTAAGGAAATATCGCAGTTTGTCAATAAGATTACCCAGGAATATGGCTGCATCAGGGCCGAAGGTTTGTAATAGTCGTTTGTTCACCGTAAGATACGCGTCGTTCGATAATGATTGAAGCATAAGGCTGTCGTCGTAAGGATGGTGCTGTTTTTCACTTCTCGTTCTATTCATCGATGCTTCTCCTTAAAGGGAAGGTGGCGTCAGCGTTAAATCCATATGAAACCGATGCGGAGGACAGGTAACACCAAGTTCATAATGGACGCTGACGCCACGATTATTCTATCCTGTTAGTCGTTTTATCAGTTCGTTTGCCTCCTTTTGTGTCATATCGGCGGGGTCTCCATGCTCTAATCTGTAAACGCTTGATTTCATATGATTAGCGGTATTAAGCTCGCTCGATAATCTTTCTGCCTGTCTACGAGCGCGTTCGTCTGAGTCGAACATCACTATCACCTCATCAAATATCCTTGTCATTTCATTGACCTGTTCTTTTGTGTACTCTATCCCGAACACAGCGAAGGCAGGAGGTCCGAGGCGCCATACGTCCAGTATGCCCTCTACGCATATGCCCAGCGGGTGACGATGTTCTACGGTCATATCCTTTGTCATATAGAGTATATCCTTGTGATGGACTATTTCGCATTCCATCGGACACGCCATATATTTCCGTTTTGCCCTTCCAGTCGCATCTCTTCCCTGAAATGATACTAAATTGTTGTTATGGAATATCGGGATTATTATCCTGAACCTATAATCAACTTTGTCAAGCATCGATATCGGCCCGGTGGCCCGAAGGGAATATTCTTTCGACAGCGACCTCCAGTCGAATCCTCTTCCGAGTAGATAATTTCTGTGAGTCTGTATGCCTGGCATCATATCGTCGTCAAGGTCGTATATCGGAGACGGAAAGAGCAGGCGCTTGTTTATGATTGGTTTATTAAGCACCTGCTCAACTGGGACTGAACTGCGAGGCCCCTTGGAATATTTATTCAGGAGTTTTCTAGCTTCTTTCCTCTCTATTCTGAGTAGCTTTGATACGACATCATCCTGTCTATGCCCTCCACATATCCAGCAGTTGAAAGTATCCTTCTCTATATTTAATCCAAGGTGGTCCGACCTGTCTCCGCAGAATGGGCATCTTATCCCAACCCATCCTTGGCCTACATTTTTACCCTTATATGTTAGTTTGACGCCTTTTTCTTCTAGGAGCTTAAGTATGCTCATTAACACATCCTTCTTACCAAGATTCTACAGATAGTAGCACCTTTACAAATTATTATAAACCATTGACGGCATTCAGATAGATGCTATTATTTTCCATGCTTCATTCACCATCCTGCTCGCATCGGCGGCATTCATTCCGGTATCTTTCTGGATGACTCTTGATATGAACGGTTTCCTTTGCATGTAGTGAAGTTCACTTAGGTTTAGGGAGTTTTCTATTACCACATTTATTATGTGTATTATCTCTTCGGGGAGGAAGCTTAGTGTCGCTCCTAGCGTGTTGGGTCTTACCTTCGATGGCATGTCGTTGGCCCAGTCTTTTCTAGAACTCTGTCTTTCCTTTTTGCAGTAATATCTTAACCTGTTGATCACCGAGTGGTATGCCCATGTAGAGAATTCGGATATCGACGGGCGGTAGGACGATAGAGCGACGGAGAAGGCGAGCAGAGCTTCGCCAATAAGCTCTTCGACATCTATTCCGGTGGTCTTATTGAATGACCACGCAAGTTTAAACGCGACGTCGATATAATCTTCTGTGAGCTCTTCCTTCGTTTTTGTCCTGGTTCTCTTCATACCGTCACCGCCTTTCCATATTTGTATTCGTCGAGCAGTTCGCCGAGCATGGACGAACTTTCCACGCTTTTACCGTCTAGAACCTGACTTAGCACGTCACGTTTCTTGTCTATCATGTGCGTGATTTTCTCCTCTATCGTTCCCTCCGCGAGCAGATAGTAGGCCGTTACGCTGTTAGTCTGTCCTATGCGGTGCACCCTATCTTCGGCCTGGTCATGTTCACCTGGCGTCCATCCGAGTTCGACGAATGCTACTGAAGATGCCGCTGTGAACGTGTGTCCCTCACCCGCCGCTTTTATATTCCCGATGAGTACGCGTATTCGCTCATCATTTTGAAACGTATCCTTGGCTTTTTCTCTATTCTGGTCTGATACTGAACCATCTATCTTAACCGCGATATCGCCGAGATGGTCCATAAGTGTATCTACCGTTTTTCGATGTGTGCAGAAAAGCACGAGCTTCCCGTCCACCGCCACGAAATCGTCGACCCACTGTTTCACCTGTTCCATCTTGCCCTTTATGCACACCTGTTTTAGCACCTCGATTTTGGCGAGCGCTTCCGCGTTCGCCGCTCTGTTTGCCGCCGCCTTACCTCTGTGCTCACGAACCCATTCGATAAACGAATTCTCAACACAGCGGTATTCAGATTTATTTTCCAGTTCCATCGGTATAACGACGCGTTGTTTTGGAGGAAGCTGCGTCAGAACTTCGGATTTGGTGCGCCTGAGCATGACGGTGTTGACAAGTTTATTATGGAGCTCCTTCGTGTTCGTGGCTCCTTTCGTGTTCCAACCGAACCCGTCGTGATAGGCGCCGCAGTATCGCTGAGAATAGTCGAACCAGTTCCCCACTACGGTGCTATCGACGAGCCGTATCGCGTTGTATGCCTCCTCAGGACGGTTTATTATCGGCGTCCCTGACATGGGTATCACATGCGATATGTACTTCGCGATGCGTTTTACCGCCTTTGTTCTTTTTGCCTTATTTGATTTGATGTAATGACATTCATCCAGTACCAGCACCTTCGGTGTCGTTTTCATTATCGCCTTATCCCAATCGGCGAGTATATCGTAGTTGATAATGATGTAGTCTGCCGATATCTCGCTCGGCGTCTTACCGCTCAGTATCTGTACCGTAGCATTTTCCTGGAAATGCAGGCGTATTTCCTTACGCCAGTTTAGTTTCAAGCTGGCCGGGCATACGATGACCACCGGACGGAGCTCTGGGTGTAGCAAGGTGTACGCGAGCGCCTGTATCGTTTTCCCAAGTCCCATTTCATCCGCCAGAAGAGCGCGTCCGCCTTTCGCGTCGATGAACGCAATACCTTGTTTCTGGAATGGGTAGAGCTCTGTTTTCAGCCCTGGTATTTTGATGGCTCCGTCAACCTGTTCAACATTTAGCTTCGTTTTAGACAGATGATTTTCTAGCGCATCGTCGATGGCGAATCCCCATCCCTTTAGTCTTTCTATGCTGTCGATAATTAGCGGTGCGGTCCAGTGACGGTCATCGGCATTATCGCCGTGATATACGCGCCCTGATAGAGTCTTAATGCGTCCGATATCATCTTTATCAAATGGAAACTCAATACGTATCGTCTTACCGCTCTTGAGTAATACGGCTTTGCGCCCTACTTTTAGTGGCGCACGCACAGAATGCTTATGGTTATCAGGTATGGCGATAACGGCGCTTGACGGGGTCATTTCCAGTATGGCCCGTTTGGGCACCCAGCGGTCCACTCTTTTCCCGCGCTCGCTTCTGCCATAGATATATGCGGCGTTTGGTGTCTGCGCCAATGCCATGCCGTCAAACTCTTGCGGTATGTGGTTAAAGCGAGAGAACCCCTTGCTAATTTTAAACCTGTACGGTACCCGTTTGGATAGCTCCTGCGGCACAGGCACTATACCCTTATTTTTCATCATATCGCGCTCTCCTTTCCTTTTCTTGGATGATGTTATTACGTTCCCTTCACGGCGTCTATCGCGGCCCGGAGGTTCTTAATCTGTCGCGCGCCAAGCCTATCATCATAGTGAGCCTCATAGACGGCTTCAGCGGCCTCGATGAGCGCGTACCCTGCTTTCAGTTGATTGAATGCCCACACAGGCAAGCCGTCCGCATATAGCTCTTTTCCGCAATGGCACACTCCGAGGCTTGTTTCTTCTGTTACTTCGCGGGGCTTCCATTTCGACATTTTCACTCACCCCCAATCCGGCGCAGGATCGCCTGGAACCGGATGCTTGCCTCTGCCAACACGAGACTACGCGGCACTTTGCCCTCTGATACCTCGACGCACCGCCCGACGAACCATGTAAGCTCATCCTTCATCTCCGGGGCTATCTCAAGCTGATTGTATGCCCATCGTTGCAGCCTGTCAGCCGGAATGTCGTTGCCGTCACGGTCACAGGCAACAATCATATCTTCGTCGATTATTTGCATTTTCCATTTTTCTTGCTTGCTCATACGCGCTCCTTCTGCCCGGTCGGGCGGGTTAGTGGTCTAGGTGCTTGAACGCTTTGCACCGCCGTTTCTCACCATCACGACGCGCCTCATAATACGCCTTAGTCAGATAGTACGGATTAAGTAAGTGCTCATAGCATCGCTCTGATGTTCCGCTTGGGTGACACTCGAAGTGATAGCATTTATCACAGATGCGCTTATCGTGCTCCATCTTGACACGCTCCTTTCAATCTTTCATATATCCGTAAGTCAAATCATTCGTCCTCCTTTTCTATTGGTTGAAGTCGAGTTCATGTGCCATGGTTATTTCCTCCTTGTTTTGGCTTTCAGCCATTATTTAAATTTGGGAAAGTCTCTGGATTCGATTCTGTGAAATTTGTTCATAAATTCTTTTTGTTCCTCGGTCGGTGGCATGAATTCTTGCGCCACTATAAACGCATGGGCGAGTAACTGTCGTGCCTGTTTAATGTCTATTTTGGCGCCGACCGTCCCGCACCATAGCGGCCAACAGGAAAAATCCAGGTCTGCTCCCTGCAAGTTTGCTCCCTGCAAGTCTGCTTCCTGCAAGTCTGCTCCCCGCAAGTTTGCTCCCTGCAAGTCTGCTCCCTGCAAGTCTGCTCCCTGCAAGTCTGCTCCCTGCAAGTCTGCTCCCTGCAAGTCTGCTCTCCGCAGGTTTGCTCTCCGCAGGTTTGCTCCCTGCAAGTCTGCTTCCTGCAAGTCTGCTCCCCACAGGTTTGCTCCCTGCAAGTTCTTAGACAAGAACCATGTTGTTATTGCCTTCATTTTTTTGTCCTCCTTGTTTTGTGTTTGATTGTCATCACCGAAAATCCCTTAGGCCTTTCCGGTATTTTGTACGCAGTTATCCCCATAGTTTCCGCAAGGTCTTGCGGAATACCTATGTTGAGGTTGAGCTCCTCATCTTGGAAGAACCATCGCGTCAGATTCTGGTATTTCTTATGGCAGAACTTGTGATTTTGAATTGTGACGGATGGTTCTCCCGTCATTATTACTGCGGGATGAACTGGTCTGTGCGTATTAAACAGAGCTATTCTTGTGATAGCTCGTTTTGGGACGGTGCCGATATGTCCTATTGTCCCGAGATGCTTGAGCGAATCCATCGCAAGGTGTCTGTTCCGTATGGTGAGCGCCTTGTAATGTAACGTTCGCTCTTGCATATCGCCGTAACAGTCTCCGTCCTGTTTTCGTGTCGCCTGTTCGAGGAAGTCTTCGTCTGGCGCCAGTCTCTGTGGTACAAGACGGTCCATATCGACTTCCACAATGGCGCACTTTGACGCTGTTGTTGCACACATTGCAAAATATGGACCGTATATATCAGTTAGGTACACGGTATCGGGGCGTGATTCGTTATACTCACCTCCCTGTCCCCAGTTGCCACGATGTTTGGTATCCCTGCGCGGTCGAATACCGCTTTTCAGGATGGCGTCAATGGCTTCGTACGCGCACCCGTGGTACAGTTTTGTCATGCGTGTCCTCCTTCCGAACTCGTTTTCCCCTTCGCCTTACCTTTTCAACGGGTTCTGGAGCGTCTACATTGGACGATACACCGTTTTTGCGTCCTTCGCCTAGTAGATAAGCTAGCGAGTAGAACTCCATCGCTCTCTCGCCAAATCTGACGGCGTCATCGTGGCGCTCTTTTACTTCCAGTGGCATTTCCATGCCTGACTGCTCGTAGTCGCGCCGTATCATCTCATAACCGATACGTGCGTGGAGCTTGCAGAACGGTATTGGACTGGCGTATTTCGGGCGCTCACCGAAGGTTTTTTCATACCAGTCGCGGATACAGGATTTCACTTCCCCTTTCCGTCCGCTTGCCATCGCCCTCCTGAAGTCCTTCAGGTATGCGTCGGAGTTTTCGCGTAACCGTGTTGGAGGGCCGCTTGGTGGTTCGACCCTCTTCCTGCTTCTCATCCTCGCCATGTGTCCTCCTTTCTATTAGTTTTCCAATTAACTGACCTTCGTGAACCGCTTACATCTCCATTTTGTCGGAGTTTTATGTACATCACCTGCCCATGCAATCACCATAATTATTCTGTCGGCATTATTGCACATATCGCGCTGCGGCCACAGATACAGGCCGGGATGACAATCGGTAATATCACAGGTTGAAAAATAGGGTGCCGTATAAGTTGTGCCGATATCGTGGTATCCACTGCCTCCGATTACAGGAGAATGCGCTGTTCTATACCCAATAACCCATCCATCAATATGAGCGAATGCGTCAACTATCGCGTTGGGCGCATTCGTGGGCGATAATATTGTTCCGTACAGGTTTGTACCGCGCAGGTTTGTACCGCGCAGGTCTGCATAGCTCAGGTTTGTACCGCGCAGGTTTGCACCGCGCAGGTCTGCATAGCTCAGGTTTGTACCGCGCAGGT